CCTTGTCACTGGCCGGCCCGGCGCCGGAAAGACCTATTATGCGAGAGGTCTTGCAAGGGAATATTCCCTTGCAAGACCTCTCGCATAATAGGTCTTTCCGGCGCCGGGCCGGCCAGTGACAAGGATGACCATTAGAGCCAAGCCCTTTTGACCCAACCGGTTTCACATTCATGCACCCTAGGTCGTCCGTGAAAACAAACAATTCTGGTGCCCGGAGGAGTACCGTGACGACACTCCCGCTTGAATGATTTGATGGACTGAAAAACATCCTGAATCGGGACCCAGGATTTTCCGGCTGCATTCAAGGTTTTTGAGATATAATCTTGTGGACTTCTATAAGCCGGGAGCATTGCTTTATTAAATTTCTCATAGATAAAATCACAAGTATTCCCTCTCCAAGCTATTAAGCCTGCTGCCATCTCCCCAGCGGCACGGTTCTTTTGATTCCATGGGCGCAAGCCATAAAGGTCACCACCAAGAAAGGCAAGTTCGTCAACATTGTCAATAATGACAGTGTCCAAATCAAAATAGATCTTTAGACCATTGCCGAGCAAACCAGGTCTGAATATCTCAATCTTTGACCACCAACCAGCCAGGTCATCCCTGAGCTTAAATATCTCACAACCTGTTATTCTATCCAGGTCGGTCAGGCAGATAAATCTAAAAGGGACCGTCAAATTACGCTCCAACATTCGTTTCAGATTGATTACATATTGAGCATCAAAGTCCCCACCGGTCTTAAGCACACAAACAACCGTGAATTCCTGGCCCTGCTTAGGTTGAGAAATAGGTACCTTAGCCAGCCTATTACAACGAAGTCTGGCCTTGGGCAAAAACAGCTTCCCGGTAGAAGATGTTTTTACATCTATCATGGTTTCCTGTGGAGGAAGGACCGGCCGGGTAATGTTGTTTTTAACTCCAGCGATCTTCTCGATAGCCCAAGCTGCCAGATAATCACTTGATAAGTTCAAGGTGTTCTCTGCAAAATAAGTATTATTCCAAGTCTCCGGTGGACAGGCAAATTTCTGGAATTTCCTCATATAGAAGTCATTCCACAATATTAGTGTTTTCTGGCCAAGAACCGTCGACATAATAGTCAGCCCGGAAGGGAACCCAAATACGGCCTTGGCCCCACGAATCATACCAAAGAGCTGTTCAAGGCTTGTCCTCCCGGTCATATCAACAGCCCCAGGTATGGCCTTGATCACTCTCTGGACTGTAGTGTTGTCCCGATCCCAGCGCTCTCCGGCAACCACTGGAGTCAGCCCGGTTTTCTTGGCAATGTTATTTACAGAGTTGACCAGTTCATTGATTTTGAATTCCTGAACCCAATATTTGTAGGTACCCTGGAAGGCAAAATAGAAGATCATATAATTGCCATACTTCGTCAACATATTCTGCCGGAACCGCTCTTGCTCCAACGATACAAACATCGGCGGAATCCACTCGCATTTCAAATCAGGATCAACCTGCTCCAAAGACTCTCCAACCCGAAGATGACCATTGTAGGCAATAAAATAATCAAACCCGCCTACATTTTGGAAGATGGTTCGTCCAGGGCGCATATACGCCTCTTTCCAGATGGGCTGCAAGGTCGGGTCTGAGCCATCTATATTGATACCGGAAGAATGAACAAATGGGAACATTTCCAAGAATGGAAAAGACCTCCTGTGTCCATCATATTTCTTTTCCCTAGGACAAACTACGGCAAGATCAGGAAGTCCCAAGCCCTCCCGCTTAAGAAAAGCCCTCATCTTGACAATCGTCCAATAAGAATCACCCATACCGGGTGGTACCAAAACAGAAGGACGACACCTGGGAAGTTTGACCAGTTTAAACAAAAGTTTTGATTCTATGGGTCGCTCTATCGACTCAACCTTGAAGCCAGCATTCGCAAGCAATTCGTGAAGCTGCTCCTGGGAAAAGAACCAGATGTGTTCAAACCGCTTCCAATGGTGTTGCCCAGCCTTGTCAAAATATCTGGGAAAATCCAAAAAGCAGATACCCTGCTGTTTGGTCACCCGGAGTAGTTCAGAAATAAATTTGACAGGATTAAGAACATGTTCCAAGACATCATGGCAGACTACCATATCAAAATAATCAGTGGGAAAATTGATGTCCTCAAATCTGGCCCGGTAGACAAATTCCTCGTCGGCCTTGCCAGCATAGTGATACTTGCCAATCTCGCAGCCATAGGCTTCTGCCCCGAGTCTCCGGGCCTCATCAACGAAGGCCCCGGAGCCGGAACCAACATCGAGGATTTTCAGCCCTGCCTTAACTCCATAATCATTACAGCGAAGGCCAGCCAACTTCAGGTCGTGGGTATAGTCCTTTGCCTTGTAGCCTGCTCCAACGGGGGCATATTGGGTCTGGTAATACTTGAGGTATTCCTGCTCGTCAATAAATGGCATCTCCAACTGACGGATAATGCCACAATCAGTACATCTGCCCAGGGCAGTAGATTCATTCTCGACCTTGGAAGTGACCCCTTCCCGGCTTACCTGATAGACTTGCCGATCTACTGTCTCAAAATTCTCACAACCACATACACAGCTTATTTTACCCATGGTTAGGGTTTCCTCCAGCGCCCAAGATATACATCCCACCAGCCCAATTGCCCAACCTCCTGACCGATTTTTACCAAGTCTTTCTCTTTACTGTAGACCTGTTGGTCGACTAATTCCAGGCCAGAACAAAACTCCCTGATCATCTCATAGCTGTAAATACGATGAGCATTAAAACATATACATGGTCTCTTGCTGATAGTGGTGCTGAATACTAAATTCCCTCCAGGCTTCAGAACCCGGACCCACTCAGCAAATGCTTTTGCATCGGCCTTCATATCCAAAGAATCACCATAACGACCCAAGCCGAAATGTTCCAGCGAACAGAGACTGACCACAGCATCGAATCCATCGGTGGCTAGCAACAACTTGCCGGCATCACAGACCAAACTCGTCTCCCCCGGCCCCATGGCCTCCCGATGACGAACATCAACCGAGGCGATGTCATAGCACGAAGTCAGGCCCAAGACAAAATGCCGGTATGAACCAACATCCAGGACCCTGGTCGGCTTGCAGGCCCTCAAGGCATGGGCAGCAAAGGCGCACTCATAATCGACAAATGACTCCGGATGATCGCCGGAATCGTCCATCTGGTTTGCCAGAGCCTCAATCCCATTTGGAGGATTCTGAAGTAGGTAATTCAATGCCTTTGTGTATTCAAGCCGGTTCATATAAAGGGCAACCCTTCTTTCTTGAGGCAGATCGTAGTAGGAACCCCCATGAGATAGATCGCCCATAAACTTTTAATCCCATCCTGGGGGCATACCTACCGCCTGTAAATGAATCAACGATGGACCTCCTCTTAGATAAGCAGAAACAATATCCTTCCCTGCTTCTTTCTCGCTTCTTGGGGAAAACCAAGCAATGTTTTTGAATAACCGAGCAGTAGCCTCAAAGTCCAAAGGTCTGTGGGTCGGCCCGTGGGTGTAATATGAGTCATACCCAATGAGCATCACCGGGAGGTTCTGTTCGTCAATATCTATTTTCACAGCTTCGAACGGCCGCTCCAGAACGAAAGGGGTCAGTGAATAGACCACCGGCCTCATGCCACCAATGGCCAAGCCAGCAGCCACCCCGATTATGCTCTGCTCAGCAATGCCAAGGTTCCACCAGCGCTCAGGCCATTTTTCACGAAATTCATCCATTTCTTGGACTACATCTCCAGTTATAAGAACAATTCTTTCATCTTTGGCGGCCAGTTTGACGATAGTTTTTCCGAACTGAATGCGCATGGTTAGCTCCTCAATATCTCTCATAGACAATGCCATTGCCCTGGCCACAGCACTTGACTAGATGTTTGTTCTTCCCATAGGCGATTTCCTGCGGGATGCCGTCGGGGAAAGCTGAGCAATAGTTGTCCTCAGTGGACTCCTCTTCGCCAAACCATTTGACACCCAGATAATGTTTACACTTTCTGGTATAGCAGGTGGGTTCTATCAGCATTATCCTCTTCCTAAAATCCCGCGAAAATAGGTTTCCACTTCGGCAGGTAGACGTTTTGTACCAACCTTGCCATAGCCCTTGTTAGTATATGCAGAAAATGATTCACAGAATGCCTCTTCTGAGTTCGTTTTTGAGTATCCGCTGACCTTCTTAGCAAATCCTTGCTCACCCACGGTTCTCCAAATACGAACCCAATTATGAACTCCTCCAGATTCCTTCTCAAGTCCGACTCTTGCCGAATATAACCCGTGACCAAGTTCATGACGAAAAGTCCCCCTAGCGTCTGGAGAAGCATTGAACTTACCAATAGTAAGTGAGTCTTGACCAGTTTTGCCTATACCTGCATTAGCTATTTTAAAATAGATAGCATCGTATTCTTTTCTAAAACACGCTCTTGTTCCCATTGGGATTTTATCGTTATCCCAAAGAGCTCCCATTTCTTTATCATTCAAATGTAAATAACGAAACACGCCTCGGTTCGCTATTCCCCCAACTTCATCACCTTTCAATAGATTTCTTATTACGGGATATTCGCCGATGAGTCTGGAAGTCTCAGATCCAACTAAATTGGTATATTCCACAATCTTTTTAGATTGATCAGCAGTCAATTTATCACTATGAAAAATACCGCCAAAATTACTAATCATACTTTTCATTTGCTCGGTTGCCTGAGCAGTCTCTGAAACAGAAGAAATTGGTTTCCATTCTGAACTTCTACTCTCTCATCCTCCGCCACAGAACTGCCCTCCCCCTGGGCCGGCAGGGTTGTGGCAGGGGTTACTGTAGTCGGTATAGCCGCTGCGTAGGATGTGGAAATTGAGCTTGGACATATCAATATATCAACTGCTGCCTGGTATAACCCAGGCTGGCCATAAATGGCAGGATAACAGATGACATGTTCCTCAAATATTCCACCTCGGCCCACTTTGCTCCCAGGACAAGTCTAAGACCATCGAGGTCTTTATTTTCGTACATCCACTTGAAACGATTCCCAGGGGTTTGATTTTGAGGTTCCCATTTATGAGCCAGAGAATGAAGCAAAGGCAAATGATTGTTTGGATCAATCCCAATATGAGTCAGAGTATCCCTCAACAATGCCGCCTTCTGCTCCACGGTAATGGCAGCATCCACCGGCAGGAACTTGACATTTGGGTGCTTGGCAAACTCAGTGGCCATTGCCACGAACCCGTCAACAATGTAGAAATGCCGAAGTTGGGGATGCCGGGCCTCCCTGGTCAGGATAGCCGCCATGGGGTCCCGGACTGGAATCACCGTCTTGAAGAAGTTGCAGAACAAAAGAATGGTCTGGAGCGGGAGTGAGCGCAAAGTTCCCAAATTGGCATACCAGCGCCGGAAGAACTCTCCCTCGGACCAGTTGACGTCCATATTCAGATTTCGAACGATGGGAAAATGGGTATGAATGATGGTTGGTTCCATCAAGGGATTGTCATATTTGTGCTCATGTCTGATATCGGTCCCATCCGGTCCCAACTCCTTTTCCAAGACAAACTGAAGCTCCCGATTCCTGGTAATGAAGTTCCGCAGAAAATTGATGGTAAACCAGGTCCCCGTATGCTGGACCGACGGGACAAAGACAATGTCAGATAATTTCATGCCAATTCCTCAAATGCCTGCTTCGACTGTTCGGGATTCAACCAGCAGGCATGCCACTTGGGCACATTCTCCATGAACGATACTCCCTTGCCCTTGACGGTCAGGGCAACGATCATGGTAGGCCCAGGGTACTTCTGAAGTAGCGCATCTTTCAATTCCTCTATATCATGACCATCGACCTGCCGTCCTTCCCAGCCAGTAATAGCAGCCAGTCCGAGCTCCCGGACCCCTCTACAATCAAGCACCTTGTCGCAGAAATCCGATCCCTGGATGCCGTTCCAGTCCACGATGACCACCAGATTGTTCGGTCTGAGCCTGGCAGCTATTAACATTGATTCCCAGAGGGTCCCGGCCTGACACTCGCCATCCCCCATGACCACGAAAATCCGGCCCGGCTCCTTTTTCATCTTCTTGGCCAAGGCCATGCCAACGGCGGTGGGCAGGCCATGGCCCAGGGAACCGGTTGTGGCCCAGATGCCGTTTGCCGGGTCCCGCTCCGGGTGACCACCGAGTTTGGGATTTAGGCCCCGTTCCCGAAGGACCACATAGAGCGGCCAGCAGGCGTGTCCTTTTGAAAGTATGAACCGATCATCTGGCCCCATCACATGATCGAACAGGGCAATTAGAATTTCCACATAGGAGAAACAGCCACCATAGTGATATCCGCCATTGGCCGCCGACAAAGTTATTGTATCCCATCTTACCTGTTTCGAGCGTTCGTTAAGCATTACCCCTCCTTGATTAGAGGAAAATAATTGATTATATCCGGGCGATCTTTCTTATTGGGAAAATCCAAGCCAGGAACGGGAAATGGTCCAATAGCAGGTTTTATATCGGCACCGGCCAGATCGTTGCGAAGAAAACTCATCTCCAATAGTGGAGGGAAAACATGACCATCAACTTCCACTGACGGAAGAGAATTATTAACATGAATATGAAAGCATTTGTACCAGGCGTTCATCCAGACCATCGCATGACCGTATAGTCTGAACAATTGCTCATTTTGTCTATCAGCCAATGATCGATATAGCCTGGTGAAATACGGTGATAAGCCCGGTCGAGGCTCCAAATGGAGAACATGAAACTCGACGATTACCTGACTGAATCGCAATCTATTAAATGGAATCGCCAATAGCGCTTCCCATTCTGCCCACTCAACATCCGCCTTGAGAATTGAATCGGGATAAGTATTCCAGGGAATACCACCATCTTGCAAATGACCCCCAAGACCAGTTCTTTCAAAACAAAATCTTTCGTGATGAACAGGAGGTTTTGAAATTGTCGGATCAAACAAATGGGCCTTGGCCCTGGGGAATAGTCTCAGAAAATCCAGCTCAAATTCAACATCGTCCCCGATACCGAAACTATAAAGATTGTCGGCCAAGGCTAAATGATCCATGGAAACTACATAACCACCATCACCTTCGTTGCCAAGGCGGCCCTTGGTAATTGGCAGGTCATAGACTTTGATCTCTGATAGGAAACGATCAACCATAGATGTTCTCCAATTCCTCCAGGGTCACTGGTTTGGTTCCCCGCTTGCCTACCACAATTCCGGCGGCGATATTGGCCATGTGAGCAGACTCCAACAGGTTATGACCAGAACAAAGGCAAGCCGCCATAACTGCCACCACAGTATCACCGGCCCCGGAGACATCAAATACCTCCCGGGTATCAGAACCAATAGCCTCCGTCTCCTGCTCATGGACCAGGAGCATCCCCCTAGCACCCATAGTCACAAGAGCATTTTTAATTTCGTGCCTGTTCATCAGATACCGGGCCGCTAATTCAACTTCTTTATCTTGCATTCCATGAAGTTGAATGCCAATAGATTGAGACAACTCTGACAGATTTGGTTTTATAAGACTTGCCTTGCGGTAAATGTCCCACTTACCCCGTTTCGGATCCACCAGAACTGGGATTTTCATGGCGTTACATGTTCCGATTAATCTAAAAGATAGCTCGGAGGACAAAACCCCTTTGTTATAATCTGACAACACTACCACCCCAATATTTTCAGAGGCCAAGACCATAACTACATCAGAAATCAGGACATCATAACTACCATCCCAGCCATTAAATTTCTTCTCTTCGTCAAACCTGAGAAGCTGCTGGCCATTGGCAATGATACGGGTCTTGGTAGTAGTGGGCAGGGTTGGATCAATCTCCAGATGGTCAACAATCCCGTTATCGGACAGAAGTCGACCGAGACGGTCACCAAGCCGGTCTGACCCCCTGACACCAAACAGCCAAACCTTGCAACCAAGGCTGACAAGGTTCAAGGCCACATTACCGGCCCCGCCCAAGGTGTATTCACGGGACACGACATCCACCACCGGGACCGGGGCCTCCGGGGATATCCTTGAGGTCTCACCGAGGATATACTGGTCCAGCATGACATCCCCGACCACCATGATATTACCACCGATATTCAATACAGACCCCGCTTGAGCTCGTAGGATGAAGTCCTGATTGACTTATGTTTCTGGTTACAAACCAAAACAATGAACTTAGCGACCTCAGCAGGATCAATGAACTTGACTCGGTCCCTGCGGTCGGCGGTCATATCAGTGCGCATAGCCCCAAGGCTGATGTTGACCACCCTGACCCCGGCCATGGTGGCGTCATATTGAAGGGTCTCGGAGAATGCCGCCAGTCCGGCCTTGGTCGCTGCGTAGACAGACTCACCCGGGCCTCCCGACTGCCCAGCCAACGACCCGATGTTGACAATCATGCCTTTTCTTGAAACCAGGGTCGGCCACAGCAGTTTGGCCAGGATCATGGGAGTGGTAAGGTTGACATCCAACATTTCCCTGATCTGTTCCGGGGCGATATTATCAATATTATCGGCAATCCTCACCCCGGCATTGTTAATCAAAACATCAACATTGCTTACGGCGAGTTTTTTCAGCAATAAAGGAGAGCGGAGATCACCCATTATAACATCAGCAGCCGGAAATCTGAGACGTAGAAAGACCCCGTCCTTGCGGCAATGGAGAATTAGGTTATATCCGGAATCTGAAAATGACTGTGCCAGTTTCAGGCCAAGACCTCGATTGGCCCCGGTTATCAGTACCGTCTTGCTCATGCCATCTCCAGGATGACCCGGCCGGCATTGCCCGACCTGACCATATCAAGAGCTTCATTTACCTGTTCCAGTGTGAACCGATGGGTGATAAACTGGTCCAGAGACAGTTTCCCGGCCTTGAATAATTCCAGGTAACGGGGGATGTCAATATTTGGGTTGGTTAACCCTCCTTGACTGTCCATAACCGTCTTGCCACAGTATTGGTTGCGGAAATATGGAAGATTCAGAGCATTGCCATGGCGGGGCTGACCGACCAGAATTAAACGGCCACCGGGCTTGACCAGATCATAGGCTCTCGAAATAACCCTGCAATCACCAGTGCAGTCGATGAAGACATCCACTGGACCTACCTCATCAATTTCGTTAGTGAATCTAGTGGCCCCAGCAGCAAACGATTGATCTTCCTTGAAATTGCAGATGTCCAGCGCAATGATCGGGTTAGCCCCTACCAAGGCTGCTCCCTGGATAATGTTGAGCCCTACTCCCCCGCAGCCGGCCACTGCCACCGATTCCCCAATCTTGATCTTGGCCTCATTGTTGACCAAGCCAAGGGCTGTGGTGACGGCACAACCCATGAGAGCAGCTACAGCAAATGGAATATCTTGGGAAATCTTGGTCAGTCGATTTTCACTGACCACGGCCATTTCATTGAAGGTAGTAACCCAGCCACCACCGACCGTTGGACCATCAATATATTTTGGCCATTGATATCTCGGCGGTTTTGCCTCAATTCCTTGACCCTTCCTCCAGTGCATGACCACATAGTCACCGGGTTTCACCTGAGTCACCCCAGGACCGATTTCCAGAACCTCGGCTCCACCCTCGTGTCCGAGCAGATGAGGAAGCCATTTGTCCGGTCCTTTGGCCCCAGAAATCTCCCCGATCTGGGCACCACAAATCCCACTGGCATGAACCTTAACCAAAACCTGCCCTACATCCAAAGCAGGAATCAGAAGTTCATCTACTACAAGAGGTTTGTTAAGTTCTGTAAGAATTGAGGCCTTAAATTTCATATCTATTCCTTCACCCCATACTTCTGCCATCCCCTAGCCTTGAGACCGTGGAGTTCCCATAGGCTATCGAGGATTCCCTTATGGTTGTCAGTCAATGCTTATTTCTTCTCCACCACCTCACCCATGTCCACAGGGCTGACCTCCTCCTCTGCCACTGCCTTCAACCCCAGCCTGAAGAACTGCGCTGTCGGGTCTTCCACCCGGGTCAGTTTGCGGCGTTCGATCACCCCGGCCTCAGTTTTATTTTCGATTACCTTGAGGGTGTCCGTTTCCACCACAACTTCTTTGCTTCCCACGAGTCCGGCGTCCTGCCAGACGAATCGGCCATCTGCCAATCGCTTTTTGTAATCGGCGGTCTCTTTAGGGTAGAGGACAGTGACATTTGCCAAATCAGCTATACTGTTGATATGTTTCGAAAATCCTCGCATGATCACATCCCTCCTAACTCAGCGTGTAATACCGCTCAATCTTCCTGACCGTGGCCAGGAAGGGAATTCCCTTGCCGTACTTTTCCAGTTGGTTGATCAGCACCGTGGAACCGGTAAAGATCACGTGTTGCGAATCATCCTTCATAAATTGCACCGTCAGGTACCGGGGAGAATTGTTTTTAAATTTGCTCTCGTTCACCCGGTAGCCGGTGATCAGAATCTCATGGTTAAGAACGCTGTCTATCTTGACCTTGTCGCCTGCCAGGGGCCGGTCATCCTCGGCAAAATCGCTAAACCGCCTGGCAGGAATTCCAGAGTTCATCGATCCCCAAGCTCCTCCTAAAGTTGTGGGCGTTGGCCCATTTGAGCCACCCCAGGGTAGAGGCCAGGGAAGAGCGGAACTGCTCCAGGGAGAGCTTTCCCCAGGCCAGCAAATCCGGCAGTTTCCGCACTCGGGCCTTGACCCGCTTGGCCGTAGATTTGCGCAAAAGCAGATATTTGGGGAAATGCCGGTATCCCAGGAAGTCCACGCCCCGGCCCACCGGAAAAATATCCTCCTTGCTCAACCTCAATCTGAGGCGTTCCACCAGGAAGGTGCGGATGCGCCCCAGGGCCTCATGCAGAAACCGCTTGTCTTCGTGAAACAGGCAGAAATCGTCGCAATAACGCACGTAGCCTTCAACTTTCAGGTCGTGTTTCACCAGCCGGTCCAACTCGTTCATATAAAGGTTCCCGAACCACTGGCTGGTGAAGTTGCCGATGGGCACGTTTTTCCCGCCCGGCACGCTATAAACAATGTTTCGTAACAGCCACAAGGTGTCTGGGCATTTGATTTTCTGCTGAACCAGGACGAAAAGAATATTGTGGTCAATGGAGGGGTAGAATTTCGAGATGTCGCCCTTCAGGCAATACCGATATTTTCTCACCAGTTTCATCGTCTTACGACTGCCGGCATGGAGGCCTTTGCCCTGGCGGCAGGCATAAGAGTCAGCGATAAACATGCCGTCCCAGATGGGCTCGATGACGTTCATCAAGGCGTGCTGGACGATCCGGTCAGGGTAGAATGGCAGGCGGTAAATGGTCCTGGTTTTGGGCTCGTGGATAACCTTGGTCCGGTACGGCGAAGTGCAAAAGGTCTTGCCCGCCAGGGACTCCCTGAGATTGTCAAGATTTTCAGCCAAATTCCGCTCCACCCGCTGCACCGCGTTCTGCCAGGACTTGCCCCTCCGCGCCCGGGCAAAGGCCAGCCTGAGATTGTCCAGGTCAATGATGCGGCTGAAAAGGTTGCCGTGACGTCTCATAGAAATTACCCGGGGTAGCTTCCGCCGGGGCTACTAACTCCCCCGGGCCTCCGCTTGGTGTTTTGCTGCCCCGTTGTGACGGGGACAACATGGCCGGAAGGTTCAGCCAGGAGTTTCGCACACCCTGTCTCCGTGCACCTGCGAGTGCCGATATTCGAATTCGTATTCCAGCGATAGTTATTCGCATTCCGGCACCGGGACCTGCAATTCGTCCCATTATTCCAATTGCCGCCCGCCAGGAGCTTACCCATAACCTTCCAGCCAAAAATCACGCCCTCGCGAGGCGCGTTGTCATGTTACCGCTTTACTCCGGCTCCGCGCACCCGCGAGCGCCGAAACCCGAATACGTACGCCAGCGAGCGTTAGACGCATCCCGGCACCGGGACCCGCAAGACGTCCCACCATTCCAAACGCCGCCCGCCAGGAGCTTGATGTCCCCATAAGAGCCCTGTTTATAGAGAGACCCCTTATTGCCGCCAGGATCAAACCATCCCCAGGGCGGTTCGGTATGGGTCATGGCCAAG